CCTCTTGTGGCCGCTCTGGTCTGGCAGTATCGATGCAGCCATGGCGCATCATGTTCTCGCCGTAGTCCAACAGCATGCAGTCTTTTTTATTGCCCCAGGTGCGCATGCCTCGACCACAGATCTGCACATACAAACCCAGAGACTTAGTCGGTCTGAGCAGCGCGATGCAGTCTGTGCGTGGTGCATCCCAGCCTTCAGTCAACACAGCGACGTTGCACAGCGCGTTGATGACACCGTTCTCAAAGTCCTCAAGGATCTTCTTGCGCTCCTCAGCGGGTGTCTCTGCCGTCACAACCGCGGCCTCTACACCTGCATCACGCAGATACATGCACATCTTGTTTGCGTGTGCCACGGTGATACAGAAGAACACACTGCTCAGTCGGCCTTTGCTGTACGCTTTGTCAATCCAATCAGCCACAATCGCCAGCATGGTTTGATCTTCCATGGCGAGGTGTTCAATGTCTGACTCGCGATAGTCGCCACCCTTGAACTTAACTCTGGCTGTAGATGCATCGATCACCGCCTCTGACGCAACCTGATACGCAGACAATCGGCACAGATACCCCGCTTTGATTAGCTCTGGGATCGTGACCCGATGGGCCACACCTCCAAAGAAGTGATCGTCCAACCCATAAATGAATCCTTGACCCATACGATATGGCGTTGCCGTCACACCTAAAACTTTCGGTGCGTAATACTGCGTAGAGTCAAAGTGATCAAAGATCTTTCGATACCGACTCCGCTTCTCTGGCCCAACATGGTGAGCCTCATCCACGATGATGTAATCAAACTCGCCTATGCTGTCTAATCGCTTTGGTGTAGCCAGGGTGTCCCGACTAGCGATCACGATAGGCTCGTGTGAATCAAACTGCTTCAATCCCGCAGCCAAGAGACCACTTGGTGCACAAGGCCATACGGTCTTGAGCTTTTCATCTGCCTGGCTGATGAGTTCCTGCCTGTGAGCAAGGATCAGCACACGGCTGTCAGGGTTTTCTTCAAAGATCTTTTTGATCATTGAGGCGAAGACAACAGTCTTGCCAGCGCCTGTAGGTAAAACAATTAGTGGGTGAGTGTTCTGGGTATCGAACCAATGGAAAGCAGCATCAATGGCTTCTTGTTGGTAGTACCTTAGCTGCATGCTCGGCCCTCTTCAGTTTACAGTAAGTGCGCGCCCAGAATGTTCTGGCCCACGGTGATAAGTTGTGACGATGTAAAATACGAAGCACGGCTTGTTCTCTTACAGCGTGTTGTGTTTGGTTCAGTGACATATCATCTCCTCCTCTGATGTATCAGGATCGTCAACAGCCAGCATGCCTTCATCGACTAGTCTGCGAAGTGAGCCGCGATCTGTGAAATGTAAGTGATAGGTAAAAGCACCAACAAATATAACTTCCATCAAGACATCTTCTGAGATGCCTTTTTTCCTCATTGAAGTTACAAACAAGCCCAAGGCTTTTGCCGCGGTCTCGTGTTCTTCGGTCTGCCAGTTGAATTCAAACTCTTCGTGATCATCCATGAGTTTCCTCCTTGATTAGCCAGCCCAGATAGACGTTGGCTTTTTGCAAGTCTTCTACCTTGCCTTTGTTTTCGTAACGCCAGACATACTTCATGACGTTACCTTTAAGATACCCCTTGAAAGCATCAGAGGACATTGACGCTTTGATTGCCTCAACACACTCTATGCCTCCGCCCTTCGCGTAGTGTCCAGGGTGATTGACTGCGTCTGATAACTTACTCATCAGGCAATCTCCAAAGGCCAATCTGATCATCCACCTTGCGCGTTGCCAACTTCATGCCGTGCCTAAGTAAGTAAATCTTTAACGAGTTAGCTTCCTCGCGAGTGTTCACAAACACGCACTGGCCAACTTCCATGGTCGTGAAATTTTTCCACCTTGAGGAACTTCGACCTTGCCTTTTTCCTGGCAGCGGGATGTCGGTGTAAATTGTTTCGGTGTCCTTCATCACATGCCCTCAATGTTTTGAAACTTAATGTCCACGATGATTTCATCGTCAGGCCAGCCACCAACGCTGGAGTACAACTCGGTGATCGACTGCGCAAGCTGATAGACCCTGCCGAAACTTTCCGACAACGCCTTTTGCCGTCGCGCATCGTTTTCTTCGCGGGTTTCTTTATCACTATCCCACCTCCAATTGTTCATCAAAAGAGGAATGGGTATCGTGCAGACACGTTTGCGAGCAGGTTCTGCGTCAAACATGTAGCCAGTAGAGATCTCTATCAGAGCCTCTGCATTCTCCATCCAGTAAGCGTTTTCAGGATCGACAACTTTGTATTTGTCTGCGAACTCTGGGTCAGTTGCTTGGCACTCATGCAACTTCTGGTTTGCTTCAACAAGCTCGCCCCTGATTCGCTCGTGAGCTTTGATCAAATTTGCATTGCGCTCTTCAAGCTTTTCAATCTTCGCTCGCAACTGGTCTTTAGTTTCCGTTTTCATAACATCTCCTTGCTTTGGGGTTTAAAAGTCTTCGTAATTAATTTCGTTCTAACACCGACTCTGGTGAAATAACCTTCTCCTCTACGTTTGTTCCATCAGTCAATACATGTGGGCATACCTCTTTGTTAACAAAAGAATCTCTAACAAACACAACCCTTGATCCGATTGGCTTACCAGCCCACTCGCCCGTCTGGTAGTACCGTTCATGTTTCAATGTGCGGAAATGCCAGCGGCGGTAATGAGATCCCTGCTTCCTTCCTGTATATCCTTTTGGCCCTTTGAGGGTGAAGGTTTTCGGGTTGTTGGATTTTGTAGGGGATGTCTTCTCCAACAATCCAGCCCGGTTGTTCTTCTTGTTTGGCACCCCACGGTGCAACACTTCATCGCCTAAGGCTTTGATGTAGATAAGCAGCGAGGCCACTAAACGAACTATCTTTGAGCCTTCTGGAATTAAAAACTCGCTATGGGTTTCGGCGAACTCTCTAGCCCTAACATCTCCTGCTTCCGCTAATAAAATTACTTGAGCAAGACAAAGTGGTATCGTCCAAGATTGTCTGTCACCGGAAATGATTAGGCATTTAGATCTATAAGAATACGTATCGTTTTTGTAGTGCTCTGCTAACGCTTCCAGTTCTTCATCCGTCATATCCGATGAATACATTGGGGTTTGTTGTTGCTCAAACACATAAGCAGGGCCATCTTCTGGTTTTTTCCTGCCGCCTGGGCCGTAGAATCTTTGATCTCCACCGAGATCAATCAACTTAGCTTTCTCATCCCAGGCCCAACCCAAAGATTCCAGCCCTTGAGATCTAAGAAAGCTGGCTGCGGATCGCGCTGATTGAGCGTTGATCTCGTAACCCGATGCCACGCTCACATAAATTGAAGTAATCTCACTAGTTTCATCTTCAAGATCACTTATTTTTTCAGAAAAACCTTCAGGGATCATCAAAGCAAAACTCTGCATATCTTCAGAGAAATCAATGCCATCAATGTGATATTCCGCGTCCAAGATGTCCTCTAATAGCTCAGCAGAATCAGGATAAATTACTATTCGTTCAGACTTTGGGCTGTTGTAAAAATAATTTATGTTCATGAAATCTGTTATAGACATAAATGACTGTGTCAGAAAATCGTTGTATGCATCTTCATACGGTACCTTCATAGGTTTTCCGTCATTAATTTTGGGATGGCTCATTTCTTTATATGCCCCAGAATTCTTGAGGTCGTGAAGGCCGAATATATTTAATAAAGAAAACTGGCTTTGCCATAAATCTGAAGTGCGTCTGCACAGAGATCTAGGGGCACAATCGTCTTCTGGATCTTTCACGAACCAATTGACGTTGGACGTATAATCGTCAAACAAAAGAAAAGGTTTTTCTAAAGGGCTGTCGATGTTGAATACTTCTAAAGAATCATACGGTTTGTTTATCATTTCCAAGGCTTCGTAAGAAATTAAGCTTCTTCTGTTCCAATTCGATTTCACATACCAAGCATCGTGCTCAAAACAACCAAGTAAATTTTTTACCAGCTGGTGTGCTCGTTCAGACCCGCCATTGTGTTTGAGAATCTCCTCTTCGGTCATTCTAGATAAGTACAAAGAAGCCACCATGTTTGACAAAAACATAGGATGAATTCCAACCTCTGACATAGCTTCTTTAGGTACGTTGTTGAAACATGGCCGTGTAATTAAAGAATTGTTTATGTATAAAAATTGGTGATGTAGCTCTACACTTATAAAATTCATTACCTCAAAGCCGCCTTTCTCCAATAGACGGAATAGTTTTTTTGAATGCATTTTTTCAAAAATAGGTTCGCCTGGTCTCAACGTGGCTTTCCATGACTTACGCCACCTTTTTACTTGCCGATTGATTCCCTTAATGTAATCAGCAACAAACATTCTGTTTATGTTTGGTAAGTCTTTGTAACCTTTCATTTGTTTCCTCTCAAAAAGTCCCGCCTGTGGGCACGCTGACGGGCAAGCGCAGGATGGGGTGATGAGTCCCATGCCCTATCCATCAACCACTCCAATCTACATTGGCGGTGTTCAAGCCTGGCGCAGGGGTTGCCTGTGCCTGTTGTGGTGCTTGTGGTTGTGCAGCCGCAGGAGCAGATCCGCTCTTGAAAGAAGAGATCTTGTTCTTTGGCCCATAACCGTTGCTGCCAGGTTCAACTACTACCTTTGCTAGGAAAGGTTTGCCCATACAAGCATTAACTTGGTCACGGGTTAGTATTTGAGTGGCATCACCACCAGCAGCGTTGATCCAACTTTTCAAGCGACCAAGACCTGTTGTGTTTTCAAGTACAAAGTACTCCCAGATCTTGCGGTTCGCATGCGTCGGGCCAGTGACTTTGTAAGTCACTTCAATCATCTCATTATCATTTGATGATTGTTTCTCTTGGTACGTTTCCGCAACAAGCGTGTATTCACCCTCTGGCATTGGCGTGTTGTCGCTCGCAGTGTTGGCTTCAATACTGCTGACATCGATACCTTGGTCTAATAGACCCATATGTCCTCCTAAGCGGCTTCGTTGTTAGTGGAAGGCAAACCAAGCGCAGAGCGATAAGCATCTGCAAAGGCTTGCCACGAGAACTCAATCTTCGATGGAAGATCAAGTCGAGACTTCGCGTCATACGCTGCAGCAAACTTGGTAAACAAACCGCGGTTGCCATAGCTCACGCCACGAGCTTTTGAGCCATCCTTGATCAGGGTGGTCTCGTAGTTTGCGAACAAGTTGAAGTCAACCCAATCCTTTATCAGGGCGTTGACCTTCTTGTTGCAGCGCATCTCCCAGCGATCATACGGCTCCAGTTCTGGATCTTTGTACGCCTTGGATGCAACGTGACTCAAAAGGATCACGTTCATGCCACGCTGTTGAAAACAAACGTTGAGGCCATTCAACAGGTTCAACCAAGCGTTCTCTTCGGCAACGTAAAACGCACCGTATCCTGCTTTGGGGTCTGCCGCTGATGACCAACCGTTTTTCTCACAGACATGTGATTCACCAAGCTTTGCTGCGGCATCCGTTGTATCCAAGACTACTGTCTTGTACGCATGCTCTTCCATGGCCAGCGTCCTCACCTGCTCCATGATCTCTTCCCAGGTGTTGGCCTGGGGAAACCGTGCAGCGTTGATGAACGACAGACCGTCCTCTGCTTGAATGAAGATTGAGTCGGGAGCATTCGCTCCAAACGTGGACTTACCGATACCATCTGTGCCTTGGATGTTCATCCGCACAGGGGGCATGGTCACATCAGGATCGATTTCCCGATGGGTGGTTACTTGGTTCAATAAACTCAAGGTCACACCTCCTCTTCTGGTTGGTTTAGTTTATCTGGGTCAATTGCCTTGACCCGCTCTTTTCCAAGCTTGATCGAATGACAGGCATGCCATTTCTGAGCTTCGCTTGGGTGAGCCATGGCCCACGCAGTAAAGCCGCGCATGTCTACCTTGTAATTCGTGACTTGGGTTACAAAAGGGGGCCACGATTCTCGTGGCATTGACTCCAGAACTTCATCCAACATGCCTTGATCCCAAACGTGCTCACGCTTGATCTCAACAGTTATGCCGTCTTGGGTTCTTTCGCCGCCCTCATTGTTCAGGGGGAGTAGAAGTTGACTCACTTCTTTTTGATCTAAGAGTTCGCGCTCAACCGACTTGATGTGTCGCTCGACCTCTTGCTTTTTTTGTTTTGCGCCATGCAGTTGCAAAGCCAGATTCTTAATCCGCTCTTCCATTCCAATCTCACTTCTTCTCTCTACGAAACGGAATGTAATGCATGCAACAATAGCTTGCAACAATTAATTGCACTTTTTTGTTGAAACAAAATTCGGTTGGGTAGAGAATGCGACTTTCTATTGACCGACAAAGGCCATGAAGACGATTGAAAAGAATTTGGAAGTGCCGCCCCATCCTACGAAGGGTCAGGGAAAGTGGCAACTGCTTTTGAAAAAAATGGAAGTCGGAGACAGCTTCACGCTGATGCATGATGAAGATCCGCACGGGTACATATATAGGTCGATACGCATAGCGGCCAAGTCAATCGGCATGAAGGTCAAGTCAGGCACCGATGAAAACAAGAACAGAATAGTGCAGCGGATTATATGATGCCATCCTTCCTACCATCAGGGGTCAACGGTTCTGAACTGGCACCAGAGGCCAAGCTGGAACTCCTGCATGACATGTGGGAAAACGGGATGCACATCATCCCATGTGGTTCACCAACAGAAGCAGTGCCGCAATACTTCAGCACCCGGCACCCATTCGATACAGAGGATGCACTGAAAGCCAAATGGGCCAAAACACCACGAGTCAAGTGGCAACACTACCAAAAGATTCAACCGTCACGCGAAGAGATCCAGCAGTGGCACACCCAATACCCGTCTGCGAACTGGGCAGCGATCACTGGCATCACGTTTGCCGTAGTCGATGTTGATAAAGATGAAGCCGTCGAGTGGGTAGAACAAGGCAACATCAGCCGTACTCCACTCAAACAAACGTCACCCCGCGGCGGCGTACACTATTTCTATTCGCTGAGCAGCGAACTGATCCGCAACAGCGTGGGCCTCAACAAGATCGACATCCGCGGTGATGGCGGGTACATCATGGTCGC